TGTATAGCCGCCATCCTGATGTGGTCCTTCAAGAATCAGCAGACGGTGGACAAGGATATCATCAAGGCAGCAGGTGTATCAGCGAGCAAAGTCACGCTCGGCATCCCGGGTATGGCAAGAGCCAAGAAGATAATCACTGACTACTACATGGGAGGCACGAAAAAATGAAAAGAACAAAATTTTTAAAATGCGAGCCATGTAACATTCCTAAGAAAAACAGTGAGGACAGAGTGGTAGCAACAAGCCAGATATTAGAGATTGACGGCGAACGCGCTGTGGAGATAAGTCTGTTTTTCGGAGGAGACCTAAAAGGTCGGTATTTTGCAGACATGGAAAACCACAGTGCTTGGGTAGATGGAAAATGGTACACCTGCAGGTTAAAAAACGTAGTCAGACTATGCGAGGGCTTAGAACCTCTGAAAAATGATTATTACTATTGTTCAACAGATATGACATGGGCCTCAAATGAGGAAAAAGAGAGGGCACAGGACTTCCTGGACACATGGAGCATAGACGGCTATGAGGAAAATCTAAGCAGCAGAAAGAAACAGAAAGCAATAGAACGGAAAATAGACAGGATAGATCAACAAATGGCAGATATACCTTGCGTACCGGAAGGTGCAGAAAGCTGGTTGGAGCAGGAGATTTTCCCGGGGCACATACTATTTATCAAGAAAACAGGGAAAAGAACAGCGTATACCTGTACAGCTTGCGGATGCAGCAGTTTGAAAAAGAAAGGATGGAAACACGGAGAAAAGACCATCTGCCCAAAGTGTGGCCAATCAGTAACAGCAAACAGCAGACAGCAGGAAAAGACGAGGACAGCCCCGGTTGTTATATTACAGAAATACGGCAGGCAGTGGGTGGAACGCCAATTCAAAGCAGTATGCAAATGGTCAGCAGAAGGGAAAGAAATACAGCTGTTTGAGCAGATAAGAGTAATCATACCAAAAGGAAAGTGCTGGGGGAAAGTTTGGTATGGAACGATACCGGAGGCGGATGAGTTGGAACAGGATTTCTGGGATAGAAATCCGCAAAATAAAAGGTTTTTATCATCGTATCTATATCCGGGAAATTTGCAGGAGGTTTTGCCGGCCGGAGAACTGGAATTGAGCGGAATGGACGTGCTGGCCAATAAGGGAAGAAAGTTCAATGTCAATAAATTCATAACCTCATTTCACAATAAACCATATCTGGAATACCTGGCCAAGGCGGGATTAAGCAGATTGACAGCAGAAATTACTGATGATTATGGCTGGTGGGGAGACCCGGACGAGATATGTACATACGCACAAAGCCTACAAGGGGCGTTGCAGTTAGACGGAAACAGAGTCAGCAGAATGAAACAACTGGACGGCGGGCTGTGCACATTGGACTGGCTGCAGTATGAAGAACTGGAGGAAGTAAAAATCCCGCAAGAGGCATTACAGTATTTAACAAACAAAAATCTGAGAGTCTATGAGTGCAAGGACATACTCAAAGAACTAAAAAGTGTGACAAGAATGGTCAACTATATGAAAAAGCAGACGGTTCCTCCAAAAAAGCTGGTAACAACATGGAGAGATTATCTCAGAATGGCAAAAGAAGAGGGATATAACACAGAGGACGATATTGTCAGATTACCAAAAGATTTGAAGGCAAGACATGACTATTTGGTCGAACTTGGGAATAAACGAGCAGATGAGGAACGCCTGAAAGGATATAGCAAATTGGATCAGCAGATTAAAGAACGATTGCCGGAGACAAAAAGATATTTCTGGGAGAATGATAAATACATGATTATTCCGGCCGGATCCTGCAAGGAATTGATGATTGAGGGACGGACAATCCATCATTGCGTGGGTAGAGGTGACCATTACATGAAAAAAATGGCAGCAGGGGAAAGCTGGATTCTATTTCTCCGAAAAAAAGAGAATCTGGAAAAGGCATATTACACCGTGGAAATCAGCATGAAAGATGATCGTATCCTACAATATTATTCAGAGTTTGACCGTCAGCCGGACAAAACAGCTATCAGCAAGGTGCTGGAAAAATTCAAACAAAGCGTGAAACGCAGACATCAGGCACGAATCACGGTACCAATAGCAAATATAGCATAAGGAGCAAGCATGGAATATATACAGATGACACTCGATGACTGGGTGCAGATGAAACAGAAACTGAGACAGGAGCTTATAGGAGTGAAGCAGAGCTTCGTGAGAATAGGCTATGCGCTCAGACAGATTGACGACCAAAGGCTTTATGAGAATGACGGCTACAAGAGTATAGCAGAATTTGCTAAGGCTGAGTACGGACTTGAGGCATCCACCACAAGCCGATTTATGAGCATCAACCGCGAATACTCGATTGATGGATATTCGGAACACTTGAGGCCGGAGTATACGGGCCTTGGAAGAAGCCAGCTTGAGGAAATGCTCAAGCTCCCCGACTCTGACAGGCAGATGATACAGCCTGAGGCATCAAGAGAGGACATAAGAGAGCTAAAGAGATTCAACAAGACCGAGCCTGCAGCGGGTGTGGCAGATGACACAAGCCAGCTAATAGAGAAATTCTTTGAGGACAACAAGGATATCCTCAATGAGGTGTACTCAAACGAGTTTGATGAGGAGTCAATGAGCCGATTTGCAGAAATTGTAAATCCGGCCGGAAACCGTTCATTCAAAAAAGGTCTTTACTTTATGATGATGTACGAGAATCGCGTCACAATCAAGAAGTTTGGAGACACACCAAAAAATATGTCATGGTGGGAATTTTACAAGCTTATGTGTTCTATCTTTGATGAGGACGCAGCAGGCGCCAGAACGTGGCAGAACCATTTTGGAGGAGACGATGAAACACAGGAAAATGAGCCAACAGGAGAGCATACTACAGCAGAAACTCCTGAGCCAGAGGCTGACAATGCAGCAGTTGGAGAAGCTGGCACTGATGAGGTCGAAGAGACTGAATCGGGAAGCGTGGCAGATAATGAGCCGGCTCCTGGAGCAGGAGAAAAGCAAAAGAATGATTCCGCCGACGGAGATACAGACTGCAGAGAGGATAATAGAGAGCCTGCGGACAGGCCCGAGGAACAGACAGGAGAAAAGAGCCTTACAGAACAAATTGCGCCGGCGCAAAAATCCACGCAAATCCTTGAAAAATCAGAGCCTGAGAGCATCGAAAAGGAAGAAAATGAAGCCCAAAGCATAGAGGAAAATGAGCCGGAGATAGAGGACGAAAAGCCGGAGACAGAAGTCATAGAAGCATGCATGACAAGAAGAGAATATATGAACACTCTTACGGTGGCGAAAATGGCTGATTACATAGCAGAGGAGCATCACAGTGGCCACTTATTGGCATCAGATTTAATTTTCCCGGAGAAAATCAGACAATGGCTCAGAGACGAGGTTGACAGATATGGAAAAGCACAAAGTTAGGAGGCAGAAATGTTTATAGATTGTACAAAATTAGAAAAAATTTTAAAAACTGATTACAAAACGTGGGGCGTTAAGTTTGGTCTCACAGAGAAAGGCATGTACATCCTGAACGGTACCGGCTGGATGATAGAAGCCGACAACACAAAAATCACAAAGGAATTTTTAGGTACCGTAATCAAGACATGCGGCCTTGCACCGGAAAAGGGCGAGTTCATGACATACCAGAAAGGACACGACCCACAGTTTGAAACGGAAAGAAAACCACTCCTGTGGGACATGACGGAGGATACAAAGGAAGCACTAATCTCACCGATTAAGATCATGCAGAACGACAACATGATGACAGTAGTAAAGACACCGGGCGGAGCACGCCTCATCAACGATGCACGCTTGGCCATAGTCAACCCGGACAAGTGCCGTGAAAACGAAAATCCACCAAGCACCTTTGCAGTGCACGGAGACTGGCTCGTGTCATGCAATGACGAGATGGCAGTCGGGATATGCTTCACGAGTCCCGCCTACAAGCCGGAGCTTGAGGTCTTAAGGCTCCTCTCGGGAGTAGATTTCTATTGGGTAGAGACGCCACACTACGAACTATAGGTTGAAACACCTGCGAAAGCGAAAGAAACCAGGCATGCGAATTATTTATATCACGAAACTGATTTGTAAGCCATTTATACACAAGGGAGCCCTTACCCAGCTCCCTTTACCTCGGAGGATAATAATATGAAGTGCAAAATATGTGAAAAAGAATTCGAATTAAAGAAAGAAGAAAAATATTTAGCGACAGAGAAAGTAGCAGCTTTTGGAACCTTGGCAAAACTACCAAAAACGTTTGAGGCATTCGACTGCCCACATTGTGGCTGTCAGAACATAGTGAATATCAGAGAGGAAGAGGCAACCGACTATGATGTGGATAAAGTAGTGGAGCAGTTGAGTGATAGAAGCACACTGTCAAGACCTGTTGACTGGTCAAAAGTTGCAGTTGATACACCAATACTGGTAAGAGATAATATTTTTTCCAAGTGGGCTAAAAGATATTTTGCGAAATATGAGAATGGAAGAGTTTACGTTTGGAACAATGGATCAACATCGTGGAGTGGCAATAGGTGTACACCGTGGAAACTAGCCAAACTTCCGGATAAGGAGAGCGGTGATGGAAGATGAAAACTTCTTTGAAAAATGCAGAACTTGTCAACACTGTTATACGAAAAATGATGACGATTATGTTTATTGCAGGAAAAGAAATGAAAAATGTGAATACAAACCATGCAAAGAAGAACACAGCAAGTGGGAAGAATGGCTTCGGTCAGAAGCAGAATAGGAGAATAATATGTCAGGAATAGATTTAATAGTATATGGGATGCTCTTAGCGTTCACTATGATTGGAACAACAGAGTTTGTAATAGGGCTGTTATTGCTTAGGGAATACGATAAGCTTCAGAAAGAAAAGGAAAAGTAGCATGGCATGGTACGCACTTTACAAATGGTACAAGAACTGGAGCAAAAAAACTACCCCAATATGATTGACTGGTATTCGGAAGAACTGAACTCACCAAGATGGACAAAATTAGATATATATCGCTTGCATCAGTACAAAACCAAATAGGACGAAACACAATGAACAGAAATGAATGTCAGAATTGCAAATATTATGAAAAATGCGGCAAACCAAGCAGACCAATAAAGTGCATGGGATATGAGCCGAAGGAGGCAGCAGTTGAAGAGCAGAACATTGAGCGACATAAAACCGATGAAACCCAAAAAGTGTGAATTTGATTCTATCAACTGCACACCGGCCTGTAAATACTATAAGACATGTATACACAGCTTGCACAAGCAGGCTGTGTCTCTACATATATAGAAGAAAGGAAGAATCATGAAAAAAGATAGCGTGAAAAAAGAAACATGGAAAGATTGGGAACAAACGTGCGAGAAATTGAAAAAGTATGAGGCAACTCTTAAACGAGTCGTTCTGACAACAGACAAAAAACTGCTGTATCAGGCTGAATACAACAGAAAGATAAGAGCGGCACAGAGGCAGCAGTAAACCCATAATATAGTAGGTAAAAATTCTTTACCGTCCTCGTAATGGGTAGTAACATATGAGGGATTTTAATATTTAAGAGTACACAGTATGAGAAGATACGACAATTACGACTACGAAGAGGCTTTCAAAAAATACATAGATGACACCGAGGAGGAGAGGCTTGAGAAGCTTCTCAAAGAGGGCAAGGTAAACTGCCTGTACAGAACAGCCA